ACTAAAAGAATTTTTACTTCTATGTATTTCTTCTAATAGATCTTTGTTGTTGAGATAGTTAACTTTCATGTTAGTCCTGTTTTGTGCTATTATAAACTATGCACTTAATTTTGTCAACTAAATATGACTAACCAGGAGTCCATATGCCGTCAATATTTGACAGAAATAAAATAGGTGCTAGTATTGCTACACTAGCCAGCGCAGCCAGATCAGTTGGCAACTTGCCAACGTCTAATAGTATTGCGGGCAAATTAAGTGGTGCTCTTAGTAATTTATCAAGAACTGGCAACGTGCTCAGTGCAATTCGAAGTATAACATTGAAAGACAAAGTAGAAACCAGCGGATTATTTAAAAACGCATCAGCTTCTTTTGGCACAACTGATTGGCGTGTGCAAGTTAGCGTGCCTCCTATACCTGCGTTTACTGGTTCACCTGTATTGGCTCCTTTAAAAAATGCCGGCGGCGCAATTTTTCCTTATACTCCAACATTGAGAATCAGCAACTCTGCTAACTACGAATCAATGAAACCGTTGCATCAAAATTTTGGATTCCACAGCTTTGTCAACAGCCAAGCTGACTCAATACAAATACAGGCTCCGTTTTATGTTGAAGATGCTGTTCAAGGTGCATATTGGATTGCCATGGTTCATTACTTTAGATCAATGACAAAAATGTTTAGTGGAGAAGATGACCTGGGTGGAAATCCTCCGCCTATTGCATATTTCAACGCATATGGTGAATATGTTTTTAAAAATGTTCCGGTAGTGGTGACAGCATTCAGCGTTGATCTTGGCAATGACAGTGATTACATTTCTGTTGATCCATCAGCATCGGCCAGTCTTACAAATGCCTACGGTGCGGCACCTGCATCAGCCTTTAACACAGTTACGTCGTTGGTCAGTGCAGTGAATCCCAAAGCCGGTGCAGCATTGGCAGTGGCAAATGGAATAGGAAAAGCTGTATCAGGAATCGCAGGTAGTTTTAGAAATCAATTAGCTAATGCCGGATCTGGAACACAAGGCGGAAAAACATATGTGCCAACAAAAAGCACAATGTCTATTACACTACAACCGGTATACAGTAGAGACAGTGCAAGATCGTTTAGCCTTGATAAATTTGTCAAAGGCGATTATGTTAAAAGCGGGCAAGGATTTATCTAATGGCATCTAACACACTATACGCAAATACTAGTCCATGGTCGGCAACAAAGATAACAAAAAATTATCTTGATATTTTACAAATTAGACCAGTGGCTGCTGAACAAGATGATTATCTTTACACCATTGAACCACAGTATACATATAGACCAGACTTATTAGCATTTGACTTATATGGGACATCTAAACTATGGTGGGTGTTTTCACAAAGAAATTTAGATATTATTCAAGATCCAATTTTTGATTTTGTCCCAGGCACGCAAATTTTTATTCCTAAAAGATCGGGACTAGTTTCTATACTGGGAATTTAATATGCCAAATTTTGAACTTTTTAAATCCGGAGCAACATCTCTATCCACTGCTGCTAAAAAAGTAGTAGGTGATACTTCATTGGCGTCCGGCCTCGGTCTTAAAGTTGATGTTAATGCCTTGGGTGGCCAACTAGGAAATCAATTAGCTGCAACAGCTGGCCAACTAGCCGGAAATCTACCTGGCGTTTCTGGACTATTAAGTAATTTTAAATCTGACTTAAAAATTAATCTTGGCAATGTTAATTCTGCCGATGAAGGCAAAAAAGTAAAAAATATCATTGCAGGCGGTAAACCACCTTTTCCTAACATCTTAAGTCAGTTTGCCAGTTACAATTATATTGTGACACTTTCTTGCCTCGATGATGAAAGTTTAAATTTTCCAGATTCAACGTATAGAGCTGGACGCTTTAATACTTTAATATTGGCCAGTGGATCGATCAACCCAGAGAACAGAGTTAATACGGCATTTGGCAAATTTGATTTCTTTATGGACGATATCAATATAGTTCATCAGTGTGCATTTAGCAAAGACAGCGGCAATACAAACATGATGGGATTTAAATTCAAAGTTATCGAACCATACAGTATGGGTATTTTTCCACAGGCCATGCAAAAGGCAGCATTAGAAGCGGGACATCCTAGCTATCTAGGAACTGCACCGTTTTTATTAACCATTGATTTTTCCGGACATACTAATGATACATTGGCTAAGTCCTTGCCTAAAGAACGCAGATTGTTTCCATTTACATTAATGGATATGACTGCCAGAGTAACCGCCAAAGGCACTGAATATGAAGTAACAGGCAACCCTTACAATTATCAAGCGTTCAATGCAGGCTTTAATACTATTCCTCATGATACTACTATTAGCGGGCAAACAGTTCAGGAGATGTTGCAGACTGGAGAGAAAAGTCTGCAACGAGTATTAAATGATTACCTAGTTCAACGTGCTAAAGAAAACAACGAAGAGCCAGATGAAATTATCATCATGTTTCCAGAAGACCCATCTTCTCCGTTGCCTTCTTCTAATGAAACAATAAACAAGGCTACTAAAAATCCCAAAGGTGGCGGCAGTGGCGGTGATATCTACGACAGATTAAAACTTAAAAAAGGCACTGGTAAATTAAATCAAACCTATGTTCAAGAAGAAGGAGCAGTGAACAGTGTTGGTAAATCCAGCATGGGATTCTCTTCAACTCGAGCAGGCGACAGTCCTTTTGGCAAAGACAATGCAGTCTATGATGCAGAAAAAGGAATATATCAACGAGGCAATTTACAAATTGATGTAACAACCAGCGATTTTAGATTTTTACAAAGCACAGATGTTACCAATGTTATAAATCAAGTTATCATAATGAGTAACTATGCTAAACAAGCACTACGTGACGGACAAGTTGATGATGCTGGCATGCTGCCATGGTGGAGGATTGACCCACAAGTATATCAAGGATCTAGTTATAAAAATTTAGGAAAGACAGGACGTAAACCACAACTTATAGTCTATAGAGTTGTTGCGTATAAAGTTAATGCTAGTGTATTAATACCACCAAACTCGGCACCACCAGGTATTCAGCAACTTAAAAAAGAATCTATTAAAGAATACAATTACATCTATACTGGAAAAAATACTGAAATTATTGATTTTCAAATTACCCTGAACAATACTTTTAGAAAAGCAGTAGCGGCTGATGGATACAAAGATTCGGCTGATGTAAAGCAAGCTAAACAATCAGGACAAGATGCTACAGAAGAAGCGAAAACTGCAACCGAAGATACAGGATCAAATAATCCACCACCTAACGCACAACCAAGACAGGTAGTAAGGAATGTTACTAAGACTTCTACTGATGGTAGAGGCACTGGTGGAACAGAAGATATTTCAACACGTCTAGCAAGAAACTTTATGGATGCTGTCACTGAAGGTGCTGACATGTTAGAAACAACATTAAAGATACACGGGGACCCGTATTTTTTAGGTGATAGCGGCATTGGAAATTATACCAGCCCCGAAACAAATTATAGAATGATTAACAGTGACGGTAGCATGAACTATCAAAATACAGAAGTTTATATCACTGTTAATTTTAGAACACCAACAGATATAGATCCCACTAAGGGAACGTATAATAGTATCAATGGCAGCGGTGAACTAGTGCAAGCATACAGTGGACTGTATAAAATACGCCAGGTTGAAAGTAATTTCAGTGGCGGAAAATTTACTCAAACTTTAGATTTAATGAGACAGACTAATCAAGAACTAGTTGGAAAAGTTCCAGAAGTTGCAATGATGAAAAATCAAGAAGCAGGCCCAACAGTAGATGCTTATCTAGAAGATGAAGATGGTAGTCAAGCCATTGCCGCTATAGAAGCTGCGGCTGCAGAAGAATACCCTAACGGAGCACCAAGTCTATCAGACCAAGAAATTGCAGCAAACAATGCATCTCTTGGAGATTTTAACGGATAATTATGGCAGAAGAAACAAGACAATCAGTAAACGCAGCCGACGACAGTAGTCCTGGTCCATTTTTAGCCAGGATTGTAAGCCATCTTGATCCTTATTATATGGGAACATTAGAAGTTGAATTACTACATTCTTCCGGAAATCAAAATTCTAAAGAAGGCCAAATTCATCAAGTCAAATACATGAGTCCTTTTGCCGGCATTACCAGTGTTGCGTATATTGATGAAAATAATGATTACAACAGCACACAAAAAAGTTATGGCATGTGGATGGTCCCACCTGATGTAGGATCAACAGTTGTAGTATTTTTTATCAGCGGTAAAGGATATTGGTTCGGCTGTATCATGGACCCTAACATGAATTTTATGGTTCCCGGTTATGCCGCAACTTCTTATCAAGTTGACGGTGAAGAAGAACGTGTGCCAGTAGCTGAGTATAACAAAAAAGCCAATGATGTCAGTGCTAGAGATACTACTCAAATTCCTAAGCCAGTTCATACTCCACTGCAAACTGTATTCACAACACAGGGATTGTTAAAAGATGACGTCAGAGGTATAACAACTAGTAGTGCCAGACGAGAAACTCCTAGTGCAGTATTTGGAATTTCAACTCCAGGGCCAGTCGACAAGAACGGACCTAAAGGTAAAGTTGGTAAGTTTGAACATGTTATTCCTGAAGCATTTATCAGTAGATTAGGCGGCAGCAGTTTTGTCATGGATGACGGTGATGACAAGTTTTTAAGAAAAACACCGCCCACAGATGGCCCGCCAGAATATGCCGCAGTTGAAGATGATGAAACTGACGGATTAAAAGACATTCCGCATAATGAGTTAATAAGGTTACGAACACGCACCGGTCATCAAATTTTATTGCATAACAGCGAAGATTTAATCTACATTGGTAATGCTAGAGGCACTAGTTGGATAGAGTTATCCAGCGACGGCAAAATTGATATCTATGCTGAAGATAGTGTTAGTCTACACACAAAGCAAGATTTAAATTTTTATGCCGATAGAGACATCAATATCGAAGCTGGCAGAAATCTCAATATCAAAGTTGCCGAAGAAATGCACACACAAGTTATCGGAGATCAAATTTTAATTGTTGATGCTAATCAAAAAATTCATATCAAACAAGCAGTGGATATTACCTACGATACAACATATACACATCATGTAAAAGAAGACGTTAATGTATTATTTGATACAAATTATTTGCATCATGTTGTAGGAAATGTTGATAGTTTATTTGATGGAAACTTTGCTAATACTGTAGGTGGCAATTTTGACCTTAATATTGGAGGCCATAACTTTCAAACATCTGGCGGCTCGAATGAAACTAATGCAGGTGGAAACATTATAGAAACTGCTCCAGTGATTCACATGAATGGTCCGGGAGCAGCATCTGCAGGAGAAGCAGCATCTGCATCAGAAGCAGAATTGCCGCTGCCGTTAAAAACTCACAGCCTTCCGGATGAAGAAGGCAATGAATTAACACAGACAATCATGCGTAGAGTGCCTACTCATGAACCATGGCCTCACCATGAAAATCTTGACCCAGAAAAGTTTAAACCAGATCAAACTGATAGAGATGTTGAAGATCGATATGAAGATAACACAGATACTATGAATTTTACACCTGACTATTGGAATGCATATACCGCTGCCATAGATACGTTTACTAAGTTACCGCCTCAAAATCAAGAAGAGGAATAAAATATGACAATTAATAATAGATTATACCAACGCACTACGGTCAAAGGTCCTGCTCAAAGTCAGCAACAACCTAATGTTAAAGTCTATAAAGGATTCAGCACAGTCAGCGATGCCAGTGAAAATTTTGGACTCTACG